GACTTATGTTGGAGATGTTCTTTCTTACTACATTGACAATCAATTTAAAGAGAGTTTACTATCTTTTGCTGAAGAGAAAAGAACTGTATATAATATGGCTCAATCACTAGGTTATAAGCCAAAAGTATCTTCAGCCTCTTCGGTTGATTTAGATATCTTTCAAACTGTTCCTGCTATTTCAAGCGGTGCTGGTGATAGTTACACAACTAAACCTGATTTGAATTATGCTATGAATTTAAAAGCTGGTATGGAACTATTATCTGATACAGGTATAACATTCACAACTACGGAGGATTGTAATTTTAAGTTTTCTAGCTCATACGACCCAATGACAATAACTGTATATGAAAGTTCTAATAATGTTCCTGTTACTTACTTATTAAAAAAAGGTGTTAGGGCATCTAGTGGAACAACAGATACAGAATTTTTTACTTTTAATACTGCAGAAAAATATAAAAGAATATCATTAGGTAGAACTGAAGTTTTAGAAATACTTTCTTGTAAAGATAGTGATGGTAACGACTGGTATGAGGTTCCCTACTTAGCTCAAGATACAGTGTTTACGGATATGGAGAATACATCCAAAAATGATGACCAACTATACACTTACTCAGACCAAGCGCCATACCTTTTGAAACTATTGAAGACATCAAGAAGATTTACGACATTTATTAGAGAAGACAATAAAACAGAAATAAGATTTGGTGCTGGAACATCTGATAGTCCTGATGAAGAAATAGTTCCAAATCCTGATGAGGTTGGTTCTTCTTTGCCAGGTTCACCAACTTATCTGAACACAGCTTTTGATCCCTCTAATTTTTTAGCAACTAAGGCATATGGACAAGCTCCATCAAACACACAACTAACGATAAGATATAGATATGGTGGTGGTGTCGGACATAATGTAATAGCAAATAGCATAAGAACTATTCAATTATCAAATATCGAATTAGACGACACAGGATTAACTACATCATTAGTCAATAGTACAAAAAATTCAATAGCAGTAAACAATCCGTTACCAGCTATGGGCGGTAGGTCTGCAGAAAGTATAGTAGAAGTTAAAAATAATGCACTGGCTTACTTTCAAGCACAACAAAGAGCAGTTACTAAAGAGGATTATATAGCTAGAATTTATGCTTTACCACCTAAGTATGGTAATATAGCAAAAGCTTATATTGTACAAGATAGTCAATTGGACAGTAGTTCAGGTGCTAACTCTGATGCTAGAATATCAAATCCACTGGCATTAAATCTATATGTTTTAGGATTTGATTCATCTAAGAGATTGGGTACTGTAAATAGAGCAGTCAAAGAAAATATACAAACTTACCTAACTCAGTTTAGAATGGTAACAGATGCTGTAAATATTAAAAACGGATTCGTTATTAATATAGGAGTAAAATTTAATGTAAATACAAAAGTTGGTTACAACAAAGAAGAAGTTGTATTAAGAGCAATACAAAAAGTAAAAGACTTTTTTAACATAGACAAATGGCAAATAGGACAACCAATTGTTTTAGCTGATTTAGCATATCAAATATCTTTAGTAGAGGGTGTAGCTGCTGTTGTTCCACCTGAAGAAGATAATCCAAATGGACATCCAGTTTTAATTACTAATAAATTTAAACTTGGAGATGGGTATTCAGGAAATGCCTACGATATAGTTAGTGCTACAAGAGATGGAATTGTTTATCCATCCTTAGACCCAAGTATATTCGAACTAAAATTTCCTAACATAGATATTGAAGGTAGGTCAGTAGGTAGTTCATCAGGAGGTAACTAATGCATTATTTTATTTTTCCAGATATTGATACAACTTTATACGAAGCTAGTGGTAGTGCTAATGCAGGTTTAGATGAGATTTTAGAAATACAAAAAACTATGAATAGTTCTGGTGGTAATGTCAAAGTTTCTCGTATACTTATGAAATTTGATTTAAGTGAAATTTCATCGTCTATAGTAAATGGAACCATAGCAACAGACGCTAAATATTATTTAAACTTATACGATGCTGGTTCTGAAAATTTAAATACAAGTCAATCTTTATTTGCTTATCCAATTAGTCAGAGTTGGGTTGAGGGACAAGGAACTTTTAATGACGATCCTCTAACATTAGAGGGTGCTAGTTGGAAATATAGGGATGGGGTAGCTCAAAAAACATATTGGTTAGGTGCTGGTCAGTCTGCTGTTTCATCATCAGGAGGAGCTTGGCATACCGATGTGTATGCAACACAATCTTTTGTGTATGAGTCAGACGATATGAGAATGAATGTTACTCCAATAATAAGTAAATGGTTAGATGGTACTTATCCTAATCATGGATTTATAATAAAAAGAAGTGGTAGTTTTGGAAATGAAAATAGTAATGTAGACGAAGGAAATACGGACAGATTGGGTAATTTTAAATTCTTTTCAAGACAAACCCATACTATATACGCTCCAAAGTTAGAAGTTGAATGGTTTGATACAAAATGGAGTACTGGTAGTTTATCTGCTTTATCTTCAACAGAGTTAGAGGATATGACAGTTTATATGAAAAGTTTAAGACCTGAATATAAGGAAGGTTCTAGAGTAAGGTTTAGACTAGTAGGTAGAGCAAAGTATCCAACAAAATCTTACTCAAATACAGCATCTGAATACTTAACTGCAAAATACTTACCTAGTGGTAGTAAAGAAAATGTAGGTAGTGGTTCTAGTGGTGGAAATGGTGCTTACTACTCAGTAAAAGATGCTCAAACCGAAGATGTAATTATACCTTATGGTACGGGCTCTCTCATAAGTTGTGATTCTACCGGTAACTACTTCAATCTTTGGATGAACGGATTACAAGCAGAACGATATTACAAATTTGAGTTTAGAGTTATTAGTGGAAGTAATACAGTTGATGAAACCGTACAACATTTCGATGATGATTTTGTATTTAAAGTAGTGAGATAAAAAATGCCTTACACACAAGAGGAATTGAAAAAACTTTCATTTTATCAAGAACTGGTCAATGAAGATGAACAACAATACTTACAAAAAAAAGAAGCTTTAGAAAGAGAAGCTGCTATATCAGGATCTTCTAACGATGGTGGGTTATTGTTAAGAGATGAGTCCAATGCTGTTTTAATTTTTGAAGACCCATACAAAAACGAACTATTAGAAGATGAATCTTCTAAAGTAATTTATGATTTAAGAGTTAGAAAATTAAAGACAAGTCAAAAAGATACTATTCTTGATGACATCATAGATAGAAATATTAGAGAATTATAATGGCTAGTAAATTAACTAAAAGAGATATAAATATACTAGATGCAAACAATTTTGATATTGTTGGCAATAAACCATACGAAGATGGTAAATGGGGAACTCATGCAGATAGGGACTTTGTTCATTTTCAAATATTCGATTCAAATAATAATTTAGTTCAGTATGAAAACTTGCCAGTATCTCAATTTTCATTAAATGTAAGTAATGATAATGTAGAATTTTATCCAGGCTCTCATATAAGAAGTTTGGGTTTTAATAGTGGAATATTTACTGTTAGATACAATTTTCTTAGGAAATTAGCCGGTGATGAATCCTCTGTATTAGTTCATACAGTAGATAAAAATAATACAGTAATAGGGGATGTATATACAAGCTATGATAAGTTGTATATAACTGAAGATGGAATTATCTATGCTGCTACTGAAAGGGATTACTTAGACAATCCAACGACTACAGAAGAATTAGCAATTCAAGATTTAAAATATCAAATACACGAAATATCTCCAAGTAGAACAGAGGTAAGATTACAAGCCAAACAAATAAATAGCTCTTACATTGATGATTTTGTAAATATACAAACTCCATATAATTTTAAAACTTTTGAGAATAAAATAAGTTTTCAAGGAAATTCTTTTGAAACTAAAGTTCTGAGCATTACGCCTGAAGAAAATGGATTTATTTTTTCACAACAAATGGTTGGTGGAACATTAATAATTCCTGATGTTTACAAAGTAGAGGAAGTATCTGTGCCTGTTACATCAGGATTAAATTTTATACAAAATAGTTCAGGAGAAGATGTTTTTACTGATAATTTAGGAAATGTAGAATTTCAAGGAAATAAATGGGGATGGGATGAGTCTCTACATGATGATGCTGTAAGGGCTGATAATTGGGAACCTGGATATAGAGATAATGGTGGCTTATTTGCTAATACTGCTCATATAGGATATCACGCAAAATGGGTACAGAGAGAAGGTATCGCTGGTGGAAATTGTATAAAATTTACCGACCAAAATGAAATTTTTGTTGGAGTAGATAATTGGCCTGAGGCAGCAGGTCCTTATAGACAACAAGCTATGTCACAGGTAATGTTGCCAATAGTAACTCAAGGTGCGAAAAATAATGATTTCGTAAATGTTAGATTTGATGTTAAAAGTACAGTTGCTAATAAAGGTGTTCGTGTTATTTTTAGTTACAAAATTGATGAATTACAAACAGAACCTAAACCACAAAATCCTCCTGATGGCTATTTTGATCCTGCTAATCCTGGCGCAACCGAACCACAACCAACAAGTCCACCAGATGGATATGTAGCTAATACAGAAGCAAATGCATCTGCTATAGAAGATAAACCACCACAATATGAGGATGCTATAAGAGCTAAGTATGGACAAAGTGTCCCAACACCGTTAGATTTAGCTATGGGAGAAAGTACGGTAATATGGGGTGGAGCTGGTGCTTGGAAAGTGGTTGATATAAAGCAAACTTCGTATGGCACTGCTGAGGGAGTAGTTATTGTAAATCAATATTTTTGGGCACCTAATCTAGCAGCAAATACGATGAACGGAACATTGAGTTCCGAGGGCGATTGGGTATGGACATCAGATCCTGAAAATCCCCCATACAGTGCTGGAGCATGGGTTGTTAATCCTGAAATAGCAAATTCTATGACACCACCGAATGGTACAGTTGCTGTGCCTGAAGCGGTAAACTTTCATCCAGCAGCTTTGCCAAATGATGGAGATGCATACTATCCAAGAAAAACAAAACGTGAATTAAATGACGGATGGCAAACAGCTACTGTAGTTGGGACTAATGCTACAAGTTTGTTGTTTAAAGATGATTTGATATGGGAACAAAAACATGGAGCTAGTGATAAAGACGATTTAAAATTTTACATATTTGACGATTACTTCAATGGTGTACGTGATGTAATATTAGATGAGGGGACTGACAATCAAAGAACATTATATGATGATATTTTTAGATATGGATTTATACAAAGTGTAGATAGAGTTACTGAAGGAAGAAATGATGGAGTAAAATCCAATTGGTTCGTGGTATTTTACAATAATGGGGACAAAGATATAGAGGGAAATTTAACCGAAGATTCGAATAGGTATTTTTATGTAAAGAGGGGTGATGGCGTTAAAGAAAGGCAGAACAAAAAACTTCATCTTTTAAAAGATGTGGATGAGCCTATGAATCGGGCGGTTATGGACAATAATGGACATTTAGAAACATTCTTTAAGTTTGAGGATGGATATATTAAATATTATTTTCATATAGATGACATATATTACTCTTTAAGGGATGGAGATGATGGTGGTGATTTAACGGATGGTAATGTAAACGGGCCAAGTCAAGTTAGTGATGGTTTTCCTGGCTCTGAAGGGGCTGATGCTATCATAGGTAAAGCACAGGGTTATGGAAGATACAGATATATCTTTGGAAATCAAATATTTCGTTCTAAAGCAACCACATCCAATGGTGTAGAAGCTGGTCAATCTATGAACGATAATTTCTTTGCATGTGGTGAATCATTTCCAGGTTACGAATATTCTGTCAATGATGTGGAACTATCTCCAGTAGGTGTTAGGAATCCAGCAGCTGTAAATTATGGCTTATTCGGGCCCCCACTTTTTACTACTAGTATAGGTCCTGTAACCGGACCGTTTGTAATTTACGATAATGGTCTCGCAGATTTGCCGTTTCCTGAAAACCCATTAAAAGTAGGGGCTCTCAGTTCTCAACAACTTTGGAAATGGAATGGTTACCAATGGAATGAAAACTCATTAATTCCTCCAAGATACAAAAAGAGAGAAGTAACAGCACCTGTATTAGCCCCTAGCACAGCAGGAGAATGGCAGAGTGTTGAAACAAGTATAGAAATACCTGCTGATTGGAAAACGGATGAAGCTTGGTCGTTCTATTTGTTTGGAGAACGCCAACACACAAATCCTGAAGTTGCTGAACAAGGAATAGTATGGGTGGATAATGTGTATGTAGATTTCACATATATAGACCAATCTGAAACTATAGATGTATTAAAGCCTTATCAATCTCAAATACTAACTGTAAGTTCTGATGGGTTAACAGTAAATGTAGATAAATCTTTTAAAGATGTAGCATTAGTTACAGGAGTAGATGACCAAGATCCATCAAGCGAAGTGTATGATTTACCGATAATACCAGATTCATTTCCTAAATTTATAGTCTCTTACATAAATTTAAATCCAAGAGATTTAAGAACTTATCTTAAATTTGAGAATGATTTATTTTTAACGACAAACTTTAAACAAGATTTAGTTTCCGTTTCCTCATACCCTAATTCTGTCGTATACAAACTCTACGAACCACTTCCAGAAAATTATCAAAAGTTTGACGAATGTATAATTGTAAAAGAAATGGCTGATCCTTTAGAGGAAACTGTTAACATAGTAGATTTTATACCTGAAGAAGAACCAAGATTAGTTTTAAAATCACCTGATTTGCAAAATGTGGAAAGCCCAATTAAAAAGAGAACTACTTCATATAAATCAATGAGTGATATTCTTACTGTTGACTCTAATGTGTCCAATGAATTACGAAATGAATTTTTAAGTCAAAGTTTAGAAAGTGTTGAAATAAATACGGACTATTCTAGATATGAAAATTTTATAAACTTTAGTTCTGTAGAAAGAAGAATAAGAAACTTCAAATCTAAATTGGAAAATATTGAGGATTATAAAACATCAAGTGGTTCTTATGTTGGAGTTAGTGGTTCTTCAGACGATATAAAGCTATATCATTATAAAATAGAAGATGTTAAAAACAATTTAGATGATTTTGAGAGGTATATGTATTTTGAAAGTTCATCTTTTGTTAGTGGTTCTTTAGGACAATTTTATGATAATTCATGGCCTAAGACTGGAGGTAGTGGAACAGCAGTAGACCCTTATGTCTTAGCTCATACTACATCATCCCAAGCAGTAAGTTGGTTTAGTGAAGCTATAACATCGTCATCTCTATATGATGAAGAAAACGATAGTAAGTTAAGTAGTTTATTACCTGAGTTTTTGAAATTTGATGAATCAAACAACGAATACTTATTATTTACTGATATGATAGCTCAGCACTTCGATCATATTTGGGAATACATAAACTCTCTTAGTGATGTATATGATAGAAGAGATAAATTAGATGAGGGATTATCAAAAGAGTTGGTATATAGTGTTGCTAAATCGATGGGCTGGACTTTAGATGATGGAAAAGATTTGATAGACTTACCAAGATTTGCAACAGGCAAAGAAGTTACAGGTTCTGCTTATTCGGATTACTCTAATATTTCTGAGAGGGATATCTCTAGAGAAATATGGGGCAGAATTGTAAACAATATGCCTTTCTTCTTAAAGAACAAAGGAACTGTTAGAGCTCTAAAAGGGTTGATAAATATTTATGGTATTCCATCTACTATACTCAGAGTAAAAGAATATGGTGGGCCAAATGTTCCTG